GCACCGAAGCTATAACGCTCACGCGCCTTGTACCGGACATTACCCGTGTCGAAGTCGCCTTCCATCTTCGTCGTAAGCGGAGTACGAACGAAGTGCTTCAGGCCGTTCGGGATGTCGGTGGTCAGGAACCATGCGTCGTCATCAGTCAGATAGTGGTTAACTCCGTATCCACCGGGGACTGACCCGTTGTTCATGATCGCGTTGAGGTCGTTATCGGCAGTGCCAACACGCTGCTCGGTCTCAAGGAGACGAGTAGCAACAAACATCAACGACGGCGGAACAATGAGCTTACGAGGCTTGGCTGCGATTAACAGGCCACGCTCGTCTGTCCAACCCGAAATCTGAATGACAGCAGCCTCAAGCGAAGTTTCGTTGAGATCAGCAGCCGTTTCAGGCGTATTCGAGTTAGTACCACCAGAAACAAGCGGGTGGTCCGTCGAGCACAAAGCCTTACCATCGCCAAAGGCGAAGTCGCTATCAAAAGCGTTGTTCAGAATTGAAGCGCCTTTAACCTGCTTGGTGTACGACATCGCACGAGCAAGCGCCTTGGTGTAACGCGAAGACAGAGAGTCGTAGAGGTTATCCTCAACAGCTTCCTCAGTAATCGAGAAACCAAGAGCAATCGTTTCGTGGTTGTAACGAGCCGTGTAAGCTTCCTGCGCCGAATCAAACTGAATGGCGTCGCCTTCAGACTTAACCGGAGCCGCAGAAAAACCTGACAGCTTAACTTCTTCTTCAAATGAACGCTCGGAAGTCTCTTCTTCAAAGATTTCCTTGTGCTCATCGCTATATCGAGCGTACTCCATGCCGAACAGGGCGTTCAGTCCCGGCAGCAGCTCTTTTACCATTTGTGATCTAGAAATAGGCATGACCTAAACTCCTTTACGCGTCGCCCGCACCAGTGGCGGTGCTAAGCTGATGACCAGCGTTGAACTTGACAAGAATCTCGGTGAAATTACCCGAAGAATCTTTAGTCTCTTCAACGCCCTGAACCACACGAAGCGGCAACGTGGCAGTGTTGGCGTGCGAGGCATCGTCAACGGCCATGTTCGACCGACCAGTAGTGGTGTTACCAACAGGACTCTGATCATCGAGACCCACGTTGTTACCAATCTCCGACTGAGCAATGCCAGAAACATCGCCGTTGGAGTCCACGACGGCTACCTTGTAAAGCACGTTGTCGCCATCAACGACAAAAGCCGTAATGTCGTCAGCCGTGATATTACCCGGATAGCTGTTGCGGAAGGTCAAGCCAAAAGTAGGATCGGTGTATGAAACGCCGACAAAAACACCAACATAGTCAATGTCATCGCCTGCGGCCACTCGATCAATGAAACCATCGGTGCCAATAGCCACAAGGTCTCCGTTAAAGATCGCCGTCGCATTGCCGGATTCGATCTTATACGAACGCTGAGCGCCCGTGTACGTAGCCCCATCGACCATTTTCACCGGGACAAGCCCAAAAGGGCCAGAAACGGTTGGATATGCCATGAGATTCGTCTCCTAAAGGAAAATTTTTACGGTTCTAAGAACCCTGTCCAAAACGGACCTTCGACTGCTTGTCTTTAAACAGAGGCATTCTCGGGTCATTTTCTCGCATAAAGTTATTATCTACGGACTCGACCTGAGCCTCGCTACGGTTGCGATAATAATCATTGCGCTGGTCCACCATTTCAGATGGCATTTTGCAGAGAATAAGACCACCGATCTCAACCAACCCAGAGTTCTGAGCTTCCTGATCAACATGAAGTTTCATTTCAGGATGGTCTTCAATACGGCAGGTTTCCCAGCCTTCACGCACTTTGCGAGAAAAATTAGTCGGGTCGTTTGTGCCGAGCATCGACTTGCGAACCCAACGAAACGACACCCCGTCTTGGGGGTCAGGCTCGGGCAACAGACTTGCAGGTGCCCACTGCTTTTTACGCGCAGTCACTTCACGATTTTCATGCTCGCGAGAAACGGGACGCGCTTCACGGGTACGAGTTGTATTAGCCATTGTTCGCCTCCAGTTTCTGTACTTCGCGTGCATACGCTTCTGGGCTAATTCCCAGTTTCTTTGCCATCGCAACTTGCGACTGTGTCAGCACTACCTTTTTCCCTTTTGGAGTTCGTCCAGCCGGGGCGACAACGGTAGAGGGTTGCCGCTTTTTCCTTTTCGGAGGTTCCGGTTCTGCTTGGGGTTGTGCGTCCTCAAACCGACTCGGAAAAACCTCACGGATGCGAGCATCAAGTCGCTCGTAGTACTCGTCAGTAGAGGGCGGAACACCGTCCTTTACCAACTTCTGATGGACTCCCAGTGCGAAACTAGTCATCTCATCGTCTTCACCAAACCACTTGTTACGTTGTCCCCAATCCAAAGCCTTTGAATCAGGTTCAGGCGCACGCACAGGTGGCTGCTGTTGGTTATTATATACCTGTTGACTACTCTGCTGTAAAGCATTGTTTTGTTGGGCAGATACGTTTTGGTTGGCGTAGCGCGGTGCAAGCAAGTTTGCCTGCTCTGCCTGATACGTTGCCTGTGCCAACTCTTGCTGTGCGTCAGCCAAGGCTTCTGAGTCGCCCTGCTCATACGCATCGCGGTATTTACGCTTAGCTGCATCAAGCTGCAAAGTCGCTCTCTGCTTGGCCTGATCAAGCGCCCACGTCTCACCGCTGGAGATGTCATTCCGCAACCTATCACGCTCGGCCTGAAGACGCTGAGCATAATCAACCGCCGCCTGACGCTCTCGCGCAGCTGCTTCTTTAGCCCGACGTTCGTCGTGCCACGCTTTTTTCATCTGGTCGATGCGCTGCTTAACTTTGGCTGAATAATCCTCAGCAGCATCCTGCTCAAGCTCTTCAACAACTTCATCAGGAAGTGGCTTACGATTACGATCCTCGGGTGGAGTATCGTCAACAATCTCAAGCTCTAAATCATCCTGTGACTCATCTTTTTGCTTGGGCTGCTCTTTGTCTTCAGCAACATCAACTTCTACGTTAGTCTCTTCTTCCTGCTCAAATTGATTTTTTAAAGCAGGGGGGACTCCACTTTTATCCGATCCGACAACAAACTCGGTGTCGTCGAAATCGACTTCCTCGTTCTTGTTTTCCGGTTCCATGATTTACTCCTTAAATGCGGGAATATCCCGTTGGGTCCTCAATCACAGCCTCTACCGAATCATCGTTGATGACTCGAAAAAGTTCTTTGCCGTGAATGCGGAAACGCGTGCCAGAATAAGCACGAATAAGAATATGATCGCCAATCTTACAATAGGGGCCATTTGGAAAACGCTGTTCGTCTTTATAAGCGTCTGGTCCCATATCAACTACCTGAACAACCATCGTGGACACTTCCTCGTGCTTGAGTGTTGTGTCCGCTTTTACAAGACCACTTTCGTAAGTCTCTTTGATTTCAGGTATCGCGACCAAAATGCGGTAGCCCGTAGGCTTCGGTATTTGCTGCTCAGTGAGCTGTGGTGCAGCCGTTTCGGCTGTAGTCATGTTGCCTCCTAGTTCTCGTCAGAAGTTCTTTCTGCGGCTTCCATCAAATCCAGCACCAGCCGTTCAGCCTGTGCCAGCCCTTTAACAACACCCGTGTAGTGGGTGTACTCATCGTAAGACGTGGCTGCACCTGTCGCGATTGCATCAGTAATGCTGTCCATATCTTTACGAATCTCTTGGCGGAGATGTTCTCCGAACGTGCGAATCATCGTTTACTCCTGCTGTGAACCTTCGTTCCCATTTTGCTGACGGCTCATCATCTGAGCTGCCAGATTTTGCTGAGCTTTAATCTGCTCAGCAGCGAGGTCGCCACCGACCTTAACGCCCGTTTGCTCAAGATCAGCTTCGGCTTCTGCTACCTGTTGGCGAAGTTTAGAACCAATCGCGGCACCCTGTTGCTTCTCCTGAGAACTGATGCGAGCTGCGTCGATCTCCATACCGCGCAGTTTAATCTCGTAGTCCATCTTGTCTTTCTGAATCTTGCGCTCAAGCTCAGCTCGCTCAAGCTCCAGCTCACGCTGCTGCATCTGCACAACAGGGTCCTGAGCCTGCTTGCACCGCTGTCAGTGTTTTGAGCTGACGCTCCAGAATAGCCAGTGTAGACCCAACCGGCGCGTTTGGCTGCATATCACCAACGCTAAGATCAGACATCGCAGCGAAGCGACGCGCCTCCTCGACAATCTTATCTAAGAGCCCTGACAGAACCGTTGAGGGCTCCTTATAGGGCAGCGGCATAATGTTGTCTTTGATCGTGCCAGTCGGCACATCCACATCGCGGAACTCACCCGGTGCAACAGGCGTATCACCGCCACGTATACGAAGCCCCCGCGTACGGAAGCCGCCCGGCAAGTTAGACAACGTGCCCGCATCGACGAGCTGGCGCATGATCGACGTAGCGCCCTTGGCAAAACCACCAATGAGGTGGATAAGGCCGAAACCATAGAAACCAAAGCCGGGGATGTAGTTGTAGTGCGAGAAGTGAATCTGCTTTTGTTTCTTGTCATCGGTCTCAGCCCAGTTTCGGTAGACGGAGAGAACTTTGCCGCTGTCTTTAAGAATCGTCACAACGTAAGGAAGCTCAATCCCAGTCTCTTCGCCGTACTTATCAAGGTCTTCAAAGCCCTCAATATCAAGCTCGCAGTGAATCTCTAACAGTGTGTAGCGATCATCTCGTGCCGCATCAAAGCCGCCGATCTCATCTTTGCGCTTGGATATATCGTCTTCATCAGCAACCGGATCGCCAATCTCGCATTCTTTGTAGAACCCGTTGACCTGCATTTTGCGAATTTCATTTTTCGTTCGCTTCATGCGGTGGGTGTAGCGCTGTGCGCTCTCAAGGCTTGAGGCTCCGTAGCTGACCACAAAGTCCTCAGCAGGGATAAACTGCGAGACGGGGCGCTCTAGCGAGGGGTCGTAGAAAATCTTCTTAAACGCCGAACCTGCGATGGGCAAGTTCCACAGCAGGCGCTCGTGCTCTGAGCGATAATATCAAGAATCTCTTCACCGCCGATACTAAGCTCGACGCTATCTGGGTTCTCGATCTCAATTTCTAGCGGCGCTTCGCCCGCTGCTTTTTTGTCTACTCCTACCGGAGCACCGTATAGCGCTTTATCAATAGCCATGCTCTAACCCTAATAGTAAGCCGCTCTCACGGGTTCAAATTCACCTTCATCGTCCCACCCGTCTCCGGGCAGCGCAATAAACCCACCGTTTCTAAAACGCATTAACGCCATCACGGTGCTGTCCACCAAGTCATCATTTGGCATCGCGGGGAACCCGCAGACTTCATCTACAACCTCTTCGGCCCATCTGCGACCAACTGGATACCAAACAAAACCTGATGCGAACATATCAGACACAGAGTTCAAACGCATAACTTTGTCGCCTGTGCCCCTATGGGGAGTATATTCGCTCACGGGTATTCCCGCGCGACGAAACTCTTGGTACAGCGG